TTGCTGAGTTTACTGGAATACGAACAGCACCATCTGTGTAGTCATCTCTTCGTCTTCTGCCAACTTGTTCATTAGCAAACTTCTGTACTTCTTGTTTATATTTATTTTCGTAAAGTGTCAACATATCTATTGGACCTTTTAAAAAACCATATGTCTCTGATAAACAGCAATATAGTAAGCCATTTGGAAAGTTAAGACTAATGTAGTTACTTTGATTACCAGACTCTAAAGTTGCTGGCATTTTGTTAAAATGAACTCTAAATCTGTATGTTGTATTAGGTGTAGGCGCTAAAAATATTCTGCCTGATGTTGTATCGGTGTTTCCAGTTGCACCTCCAAAAGAGGCATAATATTTAGGTTGACCTTGAGCTGCCGATGTGCCTGTTATGTCTTGATACTCTTGAAGATAAGACATATCCTTTTTCTCTAACCACCTGTTAGCCCCTGTTATTTCAGATCCTGCAGTATCATATACTTGTATACCTCTAATAAACAAACATCCAGCAGGTGCATTTATAGACTCTTGACCTGCCACAAAATTACCTAATTGTTGCTTTCTATCTGCATCAATAGGCACATCTCTCATAATTCTATATTGAGCATTTAAAATAATATTTTCTAACGTATCTGTTGATAACACATTAGAATCTGTTTCAGTATAATTTCTAATTTGTGTAACTAACGTATCGTAAGTTATACCAGCCATTAAGACTTGCCTCCATGTTTTCTACGAATTTTTTCTGCTTTATCAGCTCTTGGTCCTTCATACATCTCAAGATGTTCATCTTGAGTCTTAGGTGCAAATAAATTTTTAATCCAATTCCAAATTTTTTTCATTATGCTTCTATAGTTATGGGTCCTACTGAACATCCATAACCTCCTCCTTTTATATTACCACTTGTAGCAGTATTTGTGTCAACTGTAAAAAAGAAAAAGTTGTTTGTTAGATAAGCACTTCTTGCATCTCTACCTGGAGTTCCAGAACCATCAGAATCTGCTTTATATTTTCCTGTTCGTATTGTGTATCCTGCTGCTTTTGCAATATTAGATCCAGATATACCATCAAAGTTTGGAATTGCAGCATAAGCAAAAACAGGATTCGTGGAAGTTCCTGTCCCTGGAGAAGTTGTAGGTGCTCCTCTAAATCTATATGTTGTACTGTCAGTTAAACCGTGACCTGGTGCAAAAACATTTATAATACCTGAACCTGCTTGATATGTTTCAAAAGCATTGTTTGGTAATCTTACAGTTGTATCAGGTTCTGTTCTACCTGGCCTAACATTACGTAAAGATATAGAATCACCATTCATAGGTTTTGGTTCTAATTGTGGTTGTTTAGGCTCAAACTCAGATATATGTACAAACGATCCATTCCATTCTCTGACCATTTCTTTGTATGGAAATTCCATACCTGATCTATCTGATATTGCTTTTGCGTATTTTCCTGTTGCGTATTTTGCCATTATGTTCCTGGGTAATAAGCTTTTGGTGTTATGTATGTGCTAGAAGCTGAACCATCTTCTGCTAATGCTCTTGCTAATTCATCTTCGTAATACAATTTCATTTGTTGTGTTAATTGTGGTTGGTATTTTTGTGCTAAATAAAAAGCTAATCCAGCTGTCATACAAGGCACAAATCTAAATGGTACATCAGTTGCATTTGTATAGTCACCAACATCTTGTATTCTTTTTATATAATAAAAATGCATATCTTTAGATGCGTTTGTTGAATCTGGTGTTGGGTAAACATGCACTCTTACCTTATCAATAAATCTTTCAACCCAATATTGATTAGGTGTACCTTTTGATAATTTATTTGAGAATCCTGCATAAGTTGATCTATCAACTTTTGTCATTGGACTATCTGATTGAGTCGTTTGTGTTCTATTACTTCTTAACTGTGCTTCAAG